AGTCCGTGTGCTGGCGGGGGTTACCCCTAACAGATAGAGATTCACGCACTTTCACAGACGCTATAGTGATGTGTGCGATTCATCTCACGGATATTAGAAATCAGTTCGACGGGATAGGAACCGATCGTGAACTCGTCGCGTGGGCACATGCATGTGCGCACTGGACGTTCACGATCTGGGCTCATTCCTTTCGGATGTGGTGACGGCTTTGAGAGGAATCTCTAGCCCCACCACACTTGGGCAGTTTAAACGCTGCCTTCGTGACGACTATCCCTTCATAGGGATAGCCATTCTTCCGATTCGAGGAGCACTCCAAGCATTCTTGGAGTGTCCGTCTGGTCGAGGCTTTCGCCCCGTTTACCAGTTCTTCTCTTTCCTTACTCACTTATCATTGGAAGATCTCGCGATCGACCTTGAAGGTGAGTACGAAGAACTGGAAACATACCTAACGACTATCCGTTACCCTTCTGCGTACATCAAAGAGATGAACGCGATTATGCGAGAGTGGATGAAGGACTTTTCAGTTACTGAAGAGAACTTTGTTCCTCGGCATGGACCAGGGTCGACCGTGGAAACACGGCGCACTGCTCCTACGGTGGAAAAATACCAGTTCCTTGGTACAGACCCCCTTATAGAGTATGTGTTCAGAAAGTTCGTTGGAGTCTCCGTCGATTCATACTATCCCCTTCCGGTATCTACATGGAAGAGGGAATCGCATATTGTCTTCGTGAAGAAATCCATGAAGACACGACGGTCGATTTCCCAGGAGCCCGCTACCCTGCAGTATTTACAGCAAGGTATCGATCGCGTTTTGAAGGCTTACATTCGTAAGCATTCATATCTAAATAAACGCATCGACTTTTCCAAACAGGAAAAGAATGGACTTTTGGCCATCGAGGGGTCTCGGACAAAGAAGTGGGCGACGATCGATTTGTCGTCTGCTTCCGACACCGTGACCTTGGACTTGGTGAAAGCTGTGTTCCACGGAACACCTCTGTATCCTTTTCTGGTTGCACTTCGGTCTAAAACCGCCGTGCTTCCTTCGAAAAAGGTGCTGAGTATAGCAAAGTATGCCCCGATGGGAAGTGCTTTGTGCTTCCCAGTTGAGACGCTTATCTTTGCTTGTGCTGTGGAACTCACTGTAAGACGTGCACATCGGGAGGGATTGGGTTACCACCCTAACTTCCGTGTGTACGGTGACGATATCATAGTCTCTGCGCATCTTTTTGAAGATACGATGAGAATCTTGGAATCGTT